TCACCGGACGACTTTGTGGTGGGTCTGACGTATGACAAACTCCGCAAATAAAGTCCCCTCTGGGTATAGAGATGCTCAGAAGCAACCTTCAGTTCGTGGGTGGCGACCCTGCGGAGCCTAACAATATTTACTATCAGGCGGAAATCCTGAACAACCGCACACGGGACACAGACTTCACGAACGTGGTGCCCCTTGACCCCTTTATCCGTTTCAACGAGACTCGTGATACTGCATTGGTGCGGGATTCAAGCCGCTACGAATTCTCAATTATTCGCTTCACGATGAATGGTGCGAACAAGGACTTGCCGATGTTTATCCCCTCGATTCGGGTGGGGCAGTCGGACCCGAATCTGACGGTCTATTCGCTGGCACTGACGTTCAAGCAGACGTTCAACATCAGCACAGGGCCGTTTACGCTTGAGCTGACGCCGAACCCCATCTTCCTGCAGTACGAGCCCGAGGTGAAGAATGCGGCTCTCGCACCTTCTCCTCGTCCTCCTCTGCTTGAACAGGACTTGTCCTCAAGGTACTACTGGGTACTGACCTACAGCCATATGGTGGATTTGGTGAATCGTACGTTCCTACTGGCGGCGCAGCAGCTCTTCGTGGCGTTTAACCAGGCGTGGGCAGCTGGGCCTGCGCTTATCCCTGGAAACCCGAATCCCTTCCCGACGTTTGCGGCCTTCTCGGCACACGTAGCTGTTCCGCAGATTACGTTTGACCAGACGTCGCAGCTCTTCACTATCCTGGCGGATACGGATGCCTACGGTGCACCGACGGCTGACAACGGCTATACGACGCAGTCGGTGGAGCCCTTTATCCCTGTTCCCTATGCGCCTGGCGTAGTGGGCTTTGCCACGAAACCGACGGCTCGGATGTTTTTCAACTCCAATATGTTCGGTCTGTTCAGCAACTTCAACTCGTTCTACTACAATCAGACGGACATCCCTGGCTTCGCCACGCCGGTGCCGGGCGGCTATGTGAACGAGATTCTCTTCACGAACAACTTCTACACGAACATCGTGGATTACCGTCTGCCTCCCTATGGCGGCGTGCCCCCGCTGGGGATTGTGCCTATTGCGGCGCAGAAGGTGTATTACCAGAACACACAGGACTACAAGTCGTGCGACACGCTGTGGTCGCCAGTGAGCAGCATTGTGTTCACAACCACACTACTCCCTATTCGTACAGAAAACACGGGACAGCCCGTCATCTTCGGCGACGGCAATCTGGGTGATTCAACGGCGACCTCAAAGTCGGCCTTTGAGCCAATTATCACAGATATTGCCCTGGATTGCGAGCCGAATGGTGCTTCTTCATACCGGCAGTTCATCTACTATGCGCCATCGGCCGAGTATCGTATGTCCGACCTGTCGCCGAGCCGGCAGGAGATTCGGTCGTTTGATATTCAGGTGTTCTGGAAGAACCGGCTGGACAACAAGCTGTATCCTGTGTATATGTACAATCTGTCGTCGGTGAGCATCAAGTGCCTCTTCCGCAAGAAGCTACTCGCCTAAGCCGGCCGACTTTTCCCCGGTGAAACTTTCTTTATGAGTTTCCGGTGAGTGCGCCGGTTTAAACAAACTTTCTTTATGAGCATCTAACAGGATGGACATCAAGGACGTACCTCTGCACGGCTATGTATACCGGCTACTGGTGGGTGTGAGTGGGGATTACTATGTGGGCTCTACGACGCAGCCTCTACGGAATCGGCTGGCGTTCCATCGAACGGCCTCCGGTTATGAGCACGCAAAGGACAGGCGGCTCTATACGAAGGTGGCGGAGGTGGGTGGTTGGGAGGGTGTAAAGGTGGCGATTCTGGAGCAGCTGGTGGAGAACAAGGTGCTACGGGAGCGAGAGAAGTCCTATATCAACTTCGATGACCCTTTTTGTTTGAATGAGCGGCGGCCTATACGTACGGAGGAGGAGCACAAGGAGGTGATGAAGCAGTACTACGAGGACAAGAAGGAGCACCTACAGGAGCGTGCGAAGGGGTATTATGCTGCGAACAAGGAGCGGTGTTTGGAGCGTGCGAAGGAGTACTACCGTCGGCGGAAGGAGCAAGACCCTGAGTGGGCGGAGACACTGAGGGTGAGGCAGAGGGAGGCGGTGAAGCGGTACAGGGCGAAAAAGAAGGCTATGGCGGCGGCCGTGGAGGGGGTAGTGGAACAGACTACGGCGGCGACTGGGGCGGGTGCGGAGTGAGTGCATCCAAAACAATTCTCGGCGGTAGAGGTATAGAGGATGTCCGCTGATATTGAGAAGCTGGCCGTGTTCGATGCCCGTATTGTTCAGTCCCGCCCGAAGTATGCGGTTGAGAAGGGTGCTCTGTCGCTGACGAACGCACCCTTTACGGCGATTGCGCAGACGTCGTCTCAACATACTTATAACATCTATGTGCCGTCGGAAAACGTTTTTGTCGACCGCAAGCTGCAGTGGTCTTCCACGTGCTTCCAGAGCTTCACGGTTGCGCTTACGGGGCAGGCTCCTGGCGATTCCATCGTGGTTCCTGGTCGGGACTTTGCGCTGACGGCGTTCCCGCTGAACTCGCTGTGCTCAACGCTCAGCTCTACTATCAACGACACGACTGCGGTTATTAACACGCAGGATGTGCTGAAGGAGGTTCTGCGCCTGACGGACTACAAGGCGAACAAGCTGGTGCGTACTACCCCTACGATGCTGGACAAATATAGCTCGTACAATGATGCATATGGTACGCTGAACAACCCTCTGGGCGGCTATGACCAGTCGACGGATTACGACAACGTGCCAAACGGTTCGTACCCGAACCTCGTCTTTACGGCTGCGAATGGCCAGCAGCTGCCGAATGCGCCTCCTGGCGGCGTTTACAAGCCGGCGTATACGGGTGCGCTGTACTCGTGCGCCAACGGTGTCCCGACTACGGCAAGTGCGTGGGATGGTGCTACTGTCTATACGGCTCTTGACATCGTGCAGAATGCTGGTGTAGTGTGGGCGGCTGTTGCACCTGCAGTGGGTGTTGCCCCTGGTGCCGTCCCTGGTCAGTGGACGAACTCGGGCCCTGCGGTTGGCCCGTACACAATCTATATCAAGTGGCGCTCTACGGAGCCCATCGTGCTCTCGCCCTACGTGTTTGCGGACACGCACGAGTGGGACACTGGGTTGTTCGGTATTAACAACATCCAGCTGATTATGAACTTTGTCTCGTCTCCTAATCGTATCATCCGCTCGACCACTCGTGCGGGTCGTACGATTAGCAACGTGGCATTCAGCTCGGGCGTGCCGAATCCCTTTGCGAACTCCATCGTGAACGTGCAGTTCCTGACGCCTTCTCTGGACGTGCCTCTGCCGCCCAAGTCGGTTGTTCCGTATATGGAGTTTCCCCGGTACATCAGCATCCCCTCCACGGGTACAATTGACCCCGGCGCAACGGCTCAGATTCAGTCCCAGACCATCACTTTACCCCAGATTCCTGATATGCTTATCATCTATGCTAAGCCTGCTGCGTATAACCCGACAGATGGCGACTATTACTTCCCGGTCGCCACACGGGACGAGAACGGCAACACCGTCGCTACACCACTTACCCTGAATTTTGACAATTTTTCCGGGTTGCTCAGTTCTATGACGGCGGAGCAGCTGTACGATATGTCGGTGCACAATGGTCTGAATATGGACTACGCCTCGTGGCTCGGCCAGGGGCACTCTGCGGGCGGCTCTTACCCGGCGGTGGGTTCTAACCCAAGTCGCCAGCAGGGCCAGATTGTGCCTCTAGTGGGCGGCATCCTGTGTCTGAAGCCTGGTCAGGACATTACCCTGCAGGCCGGACAGGCGCCAAGTTTAGTGGGTAATTTTACCCTCCAATTTAACCTGACTGTGAAGAACACCCAGTCGGTACCTCTCCAGCCTACCCTGTACGTCATAACGGTGAACTCGGGTTTCTTTGAGACGATTCGTGGTTCTTCCCGCATTATCAAGGGTGTTCTGTCCGAGCAGGACATCATCTCGGCGCCTCTCGCCAGCGACATCACCCGTGATGCGATGAAGCGCCACGTTGGCGGGTTCTCGTTCGGCTCTCTGGCGAACATCCTCTCCAAGGCGAAGGACATCTACGAGCGCACGAAGCCTGTGGTTTCGGCGGTCAGGGGTATGATGCCTGAGGATGGTATGATGGGCAAGGTCAAGGGCGCTCTGGGCGCTGTTGGCTATGGCACGTCGGGCGGCGGCACGGGCGGTGCTCGCTCGGGCGGTCTTGCTCGCCGGCTGATGTAAAACGAAAAGGTATGTATGCTACTAACCAATGACCCCTGAAGGGGGACTGAATGCTATTCATTGACCTTGCTGTGAAGCAACAAGGTCAATGAAAAAGAGGGCACCCATTGGGCACCCAAACAATACTCCTTTTAGCTGCCAAGATAGATGCGGTGCATCTTCTCGCCCGTCTCGTCGGTGTGGGGCTCAAAGCCCTCAAACTCCGTGTGGTCGCCAATCATACGACGAATGGTCTTGTGTTTGTAGAACGTCTGAATGCGATGGACGACTTCCAGATTGGTGAGACCCGTGAAGTCCAGGCAGCGGTACTTATCCGGCCAGTTGCTGATAAGCAGCACCTTGCCGAGCCCTGCAGGCTCTTCCATACGCTCCTTTGGCACGTAGCCGAGGGAGACGCTCTCCACGACGGAGAAGCAGACGGGCGATGCGCCGCCTTCCACTGGCTGAAGGAGGAGGGGGGCATCCGTGATGGCTGCTTTTAGTTCCTCCTCCTCGGCAGCATCCTCGGCAGAGACCTCGGGCTTGAGGTCGTCAATATCCACGCCGAGCTTCACGAGACCTGTATGGGGCACGTCCAGAACGATGTTGCCAAGCAGATGCGGGCAACGGTGCCGGCAGTCGTAGGGCTTGAGAGGCTCACCGATGAGCTCATCGCCGTGATGGGCAATCGTGGGGCACTTGTCGCAAGGCGTCTCCAGCGGGTCAGCGAAGAGTGTTGCTGTATTTGGCGGCAGACCCTTGCGACGACCATCCTCATTGACCCATACACGGGTATGCTGATAGGTGCGCAGACGCTCTGCAAGCGCCCAGCGAGGATTGGCCCTCGTGAAACCTGGATGGAACTTGACGTGATTGCGACTAGACAGCAACTCAAAGTAGCCACCCACGCCCTCGGTGATAGAGTCTCCGAGTGAATCGTGCTGCTTATTCACGGCTGCCAGGAGGTAGGGTGCTCCTTCCACGGGACAGACGATGATGTAGCGAGTCTTCTTGAGAGCATTCTGTTCCTTGCGCTCCTTGGCTTTCTTGAACTCGGCGAACTCAGCGTCAGTGGGAGCGGCGGCGGACATTGTATGCGTTTGATTGGATAGGCACGGCTTGAATGGGGCGGTGGGGCGGTGTCAAATTTATTTTGACTCACCCGTGTGATTGACGCAGCGAAACAAAACGACAGAGAGGGGTGGCTCAATTTTTTTGGCGCACTCCTCCCCCCATCAATCCACGAACCGCCATTCGTGGGCAATTAGCCAGACTCCTCCACTCCCTCTTCGTCCTCACTGGCAACAGACTCATAGTCCTCATCCACGAGCCGCACCCACGGGAGTCCCGTGGCGGAAGTGTAGGACGCCCACAGAACCTTGCCCTCCTGGAGCTCCGCAGTGAAGGGCTCAAACCACCCAGCATTGACTTTATAGACGAATTCCTGCTCCTCAGGCTCGCCCTGATGGAGTACCTCGGCAGTAGAGGAGTAGCGAGTGATGACGAAGTAGCCGCCTGATGGGCCACCTCCATAGGTTTGGTAGTAGTGAGTGATATAGGAGACTTGTTGGTCGCCTACGCCCTCGTGCCGCTCCTTGAACTGCTGAAGGTGCGGATGGTCGCCGCACATCTCATCCGAGACACGCTCAAAGCTGTACGTCTCCTCCCAGCCGTGCTCCTCATCAGTATCGTGGTGCCACAAGCCCATCCAGGAATCATTAACCGGCATTGCGTTATTGGATACGCTTGATTGGATAGTGCGGCTTGAATGGGGCGGCGGGGCCGTGTCAGTTTTTTTTTGACTGACCCGTGTGATTG